CTATTTGACCGATAACAACGCATGGTTCTTAACTACTGATGTACCTAACGGTATGAAGCATTTTGAACGTATGCCTTTGAGCAACTCTATGGACGGCGATTTCGATACAGGTAACGTACGTTACAAGTCTCGTGAGCGTTATTCATTTGGTTTCTCAGACCCATTGGGTATGTTTGGTTCACCAGGCGCTTAATGTGCTAAAAGAAAAAGGCAGCTTCGGCTGTCTTTTTTGTTGCTTTTTATTTTATTTATAGTAATATTAGATAAACCGGGGATGACCGGCTTATTAGACTGCCCCGGCAGACGCATACAAGACTAATAAGCTTAACTCTGTATGGAGAAATTTATTATGGCACGTACTACTTTTTCAGGCCCAGTGCGGTCTGGTTATCAAGGCGGAGACGCAAGTTCACAACAACCTTTAACACCTATCACTATTAACACTGGTAATGTAATTCCAGCTGATTCTGGTACGGCAACTTCTGGCTTCTATGCTCGTGTAATGCCAACCACAGGTTTTGGTTCAAGCGATTACACAGTTCCTGGCGAAGCTTTTTCTGTATTTGGACGTGTCCAGTGTGGCGCTCCTTTTGCTGAAGCTCCTTCTACTACTTTTAACCACATGGCTGGTACAGTAGGTGAGTTTGCAGTTATTGGTACATATGCTAACTTTGGTTTAATGGCTGGTGTACTAGGTACTATTAACACCAATACCCTATCAGGCGATGCTGCTGTTATGGCGTTTATGGATGGCGATTCTGGTGTAACCACCGCTCGTTGCGCTTTTGGTGTTGCAATGGCTCAAACTACTGCTGGTTCTGGCTTTGAATACGGTATTGACTTAAAGATGCAAGACCCTGTAGCTGATGCTGGTGGTCCTTCTGGAGTTATTCCTTACACCAAAGCTAATATCCGTATGGAAGATGACGTTGTAGTTATGGTTAATACAGGCGCTCCTGTTGATGGTACTACTGGCGATAACTTTGCAGGCATCGGTTCTATGTATATTGATAGCACCGCTGGAAACCTCTATCTCCAAACAGGCGTTATTACAAGTCCAGTTTGGAAGTTGGTTACCAGAGCTTCTTAATGTTGACTCATAAAGACCCAGAAGTTCAGGTAATGCTTGGGCTTTTGGAGAGTCAAAGAGACCATGTTATGGGTATTGTAGCGATGCAGGCTAAGCAAATTGAAGAGCTAAAAGCTAAACTTGCTGCTCAACATACAGACCAGGAGAATAAAGATGGCAATGCAATATGACGTAAAGTCAACACACATAAGTGCATCTGGTGTGGCGGTTGGGTACAGAACTCGCTTAAAAGGCGTTGTTATGTCTCCATCTGCATCGCAGACATTAAATGTGGTTTTTTGTGAAAATGTAAGTGCTTCTGGTACTTATAACGTTCCTGGCACTACCGTTTGCACGGTAACTATTGCTAATCATGGGCTGTCTAATGGAGATAGAGTTTATTTAAACTTTACTTCTGGCACGTCTGCGGATGATGTTTATACAGTTTCAAATGTTACCACCAATACATTTACTGTTACTGTTGCCTCTGCTACAACTAGCGGAAACGTGACTATGTATGCACAAATTTTGGTTGAGCTTGACTGCTCTTCTGCTACAGCTTTTTATGTGCTGATTCCAGGCGAAGGTATTCTTGCCCAAAATGGTATTTTTGTCGGTCTTCCTAGTGCAACTGTAACCACTACATTGTTTTACGGCTAATCATGCAATATGACGTTAAATCGTATCATGCTTCAGCGTCTGGAAACGCCACAACTAGTCCTGTGCGTTTAAAAGGCATTACCGTTACTACTGGTACGGTATCAGCAAGAAACATGGCAGTTGCAAATCCCGTTGTTTCTAAATCTGGTACTTGGAGTAGAACGGGAACAGCAGTTACAGTTACGATTAATGACAATGGGTTAGCGAACGGGCAACGGGTATTTTTAGATGTTGCTGCTGGAACGACCATGCGAGACGGCGTTTACGAAGTATCTAATGTAACAACTAATACGTTTACCGTTGTCTCAGTGACATCAGGAGCGGCGACTGGTACAGTTACAATGTACACAGATATTTACTTAGAAGTTGATACGTTTAACACAGTTGGTTTACCCATTAAGATTCCAGGTGAAGGTATTTACTGCCCTAACGGGATTTATGTTGGGGTTGGCTCAAGTGTAACAGCAACGGTGATATATGGCTAAGACTCCTGCGTGGACTCGCAAAGAAGGTAAGTCCGAATCCGGAGGCTTAAACGCCAAAGGACGGGCTTCTTACAATGCTGCTAACCCTGGTAAGCCTGGACTTAAACGTCCACAACCAGAGGGTGGCTCACGTCGTGATTCTTTCTGCGCTCGTATGAAAGGCATGAAAAACAAACTAACTTCAGCTAAGACAGCAAACGACCCAGATTCACGCATCAACAAGTCTTTACGGGCTTGGAACTGCAAAGAAGGTGGTTCTGTTCGTGGTGGTGGCTGTGAAGTTCGTGGCAAGACTAAAGGGAAAATGGTATGAGCGAGGAAGTTGTGAGAGAACTAGCAACTCACGCCAGCGACATCAAGCATCTACAGGATGATATGGATAAGCTTGTTAAAGACATGGAAGAGATTAAAAAGTCTTTGGCTGAAATTAACAAGACTTTATCGGAAGCTAAGGGTGGCTGGAAAACCCTTATGGCAATTGGCGGTTTAGTTAGTTTTGTAACAGGTGTTGTCGGTTTTGCTGCCGGTTATTGGGGGCAGAAATAATGCCGTCAACGAGTAAAAAACAACACAATTTCATGGCAGCCGCAGCCCACAATCCTGCGTTTGCTAAGAAGGCTGGCGTACCAGTAAGTGTCGCCAAAGAGTTCAACCAGGCTGATAAAGGCCGTAAATTTAAAGAAGGTGGAATCATGAAAAAAGCAAACCCGTTTATGGAAATGATTGCAAAGAAAAAAGAAGCTGCTGCTAAAAAGCCAGCTACAAAGATGGCTATGCCTATGAAAAAAGGTGGCATGGCTAAGAAGACAGTAAAGAAGATGACTAAAGGCGGAAAGGCTTGTTAATATGGCACTTAAAGAACCCAATCCAGATACACAAACAGGCTTAACTAAGTTGCCAGAAAACGTGCGCAACAAGATGGGCTACGCTAAAAAAGGTGGACTTATGAAACATTCAGATATGTCAAAAGACAAACCAATGATGAAAGCAGAAGCTGAGAAGGCTGTTAAAGGTCATGAGAAGCGTATGCACAAAATGGCTAAAGGCGGCGTAACACGTGCAGACGGTTGCGTTACTAAAGGTCACACCAAAGGTAAGATGATTACCATGAAGTCTGGTGGAGCCTGCTAAGTGGACGAATTTACCGCTGACCCAATAGCTACTGAAAAGGAAGCCCAACGCGTCTTGAGAAAGATGCAGGCTGACAAGAACGTTGCTGCTGCTAAAGCTGCCGAATCAAAGGCTGGCGTAGAAGAGTCTCGCGCTAAATTGCGCGAGATGGGGTATTTAAAAGGTAGTGGTGGCAGTGCCGCCGGTGTACCTAAGAGCGGTAAACATGAGATGTTAAAGTTTTCAAAAGGCGGTTCAGCTTCATCACGCGCTGATGGTTGCTGCATCCGTGGAAAGACAAGGGCTTAATTATGGCTGACGCTAAAAAACAAAGTAAATACGTAAGCAACGAAGAATTGTTTGCTCCTTTGCAAGCCGCTTTTGATAAGCGAGAAAAGAAAAAAGCTGACGAACGAGCCGAAAAAGACCGTGAGCAAACAAAAAAAATGCGCAAGCCAGATATGGATGAAAATTGGTTTCTGGACAGAGCAAGAAGAATGGCGTCTACGCCTGTTGATGAAGAAGCCGGCATGTTTAATCGTGCCAACAACAGCGCAAAACAAGAACGTAGATATGGTAAAAAAACGTTTGAAATAGAAGTCCCTAACGAAGTAAAAGACTACGAAGCCTACAAAGATGCTGGCTTTAAAAAAGGTGGTAAAGTTTCTTCAGCATCTAAACGTGCAGACGGATGCGCAATCCGTGGAAAGACAAGGGCTTAACATGAGAGCAAGTCGTGGTATGGGTGCGGTAATGCCTAGCAAGATGCCTACAGGTAAAAAGAAAGCCCGTAGAGATGATACTGACTTCACGCAATACGCCGAAGGTGGCAAAGTCAAGTCTAAAGTTAATGCTGCCGGCAACTACACCCAACCAGGCAAGCGCAAAGCCATGTTTGAAAGCATTAAAAATTCAGCTGTTCAGGGCACCGCTGCGGGTCAGTGGAGTGCTCGTAAGGCTCAACTATTAGCCAAGCGTTATAAAGCGTCTGGCGGCGGGTATAAGTAAGTGAGTGGCCTTGCAAAAAGTCAGCGCTCTCTTAAGTCCTGGACCGCTCAAAAGTGGACAACTAAGTCTGGGAAGCGTTCAAGCGATACTGGAGAACGATACTTGCCAGAAAAAGCAATCAAATCGTTGTCACCTGCTGAATACGCAGCGACAACCAGAGCAAAAAGAGCAGGAAAAGCAGCTGGAAAACAGTTTGTAGCCCAGCCAGCTAGCGTTAAAAAGAAAGTTAAACCGTTTAGAAAGGTTAAGTAAATGACCGTAGTCTCAACAGCTACCTTTAATCTAGACCTCTCTGAGTTAGTAGAAGAGGCTTTTGAGCGTTGTGGCTCAGAGCTTCGTACTGGCTACGATTTGCGCACCGCGCGTCGCTCCCTCAACTTACTTTTTGCCGATTGGTCTAACCGCGGCATTAACATGTGGACTATTGAGCAGGGGCAGATTCCTCTGGTTCAAGGTCAAAGCACGTATAACTTACCAGTAGATACAGTGGATTTGCTTGAGCATGTAATTCGTACAAACGCAGGCGTACAAAACAACCAAGCAGACTTATCAATTACGCGTATTTCTGTTTCAACATACGCTACTATCCCAAACAAGCTACAACAAGCCAGACCCATTCAGGTGTGGATAAATCGTCAATCTGGGGCTGATTACGCTGGTACTACGACTACAACACCCCCTGCTGGCGTTGATGCCCCTAAGATTGTTGTGTGGCCTACCCCTGACCAAGGTACTGCTCTAGACCCGTACTACACGTTTGTGTATTGGAGACTACGCCGTATTCATGATGCAGGTAACGGGGTTAACACAATGGACG